CGTTGCAATTAGATGTTATTGACCGATTGGTAGAATTGTATTCAAATCCTGATGAAGTTGTATTTACTCCATTTATGGGTGTAGGTAGTGAGGTTTATAGTCCAGTTAGTTTAGGTCGTAAAGCGATTGGGATAGAGTTAAAAGATAGCTATTTTAAACAAGCTACAATAAACCTAAAACACGCTGAAAATCGTTTTGCGAATGAACAAAAACAAATCAAATTAATATGAAAAAAATAATAATAGCAGCCTTCCTACTTGGATTAATGAGCTGCGAAAAAGAAAAAGTAAACTACAACCGAGATTGCAACTGCGGTACGGTTGCTAATGATGGAATTGATGGTAATTGTTATTGGCTTGAATTGCGTAATAATTGCAGCGGTAATAAGAAAGTATTTTGTGTTGATGCTGACAAATGGATGGAGGCTTATATTGGCACCAAATTCTGCATAACTAATGTAGATAGTTGGTAATATGAAAGTAACAACAATAAGTAATCACTTAGGAAGCAAAAGAGAATTAACTATTATAAGAACAGATAAAGAAGAAGTCCTTATAGAAGTAACTGATAGAGGGGAAAACGCAAGCGTTTATTTGGATTTAGATAGTTTGATTGAGCTAAAACACGAATTAAGTTTTTTAATTGATAGAATAAAAGTTGATTTAAAAGTTTAGGAGATTATATTTGTAAACGTAAAACACCACAATGCAAATTAAAGAAACTTACAAAGGGGTTAAAATAGCTACATCAGTAGTTAGGGTTACGTGGTGTCTCCCACCCCTTTATATATTTAAAAAACACCACGATGGCAGAAAATAAAAAATCATTTATTCTTTATTGTGATTTAATTCACACCGTTAAAAAATTACCAGACGATAAAGCAGGTATATTATTTAAGCATTTACTTTCTTATGTTAATGACGAAAACCCTACCACTGATGACTTATTGGTAGAGGTAGCTTTTGAGCCTATCAAAAGACAATTAAAAAGGGATTTAGAAAAGTTTGAAGAAGTCAAGATAAAAAGAAGCGAAGCAGGTAAATTAGGAGGCAGACCTAAAAACCAAACAAAAGCAAAAAAAGCAAATGCTTTATTTGAAAAGCAAACAAAAGCAAAAAAAGCTGATACTGATAATGATAATGTAAATGATAATGTAATAAATAAAAAGGATAGTGATTTTGATTTAGCTTTTAAAGACTTTGAAAAAATGAGGAAGCTAATTAAAAAACCTTTGACCGATAGAGCAAGAAATATGATATTAACTAAACTTGATAAACTTGCTACTGACAAACCAACCCAAATCAAGATATTAGAAAATTCAATAGTTAATAATTGGCAGGACATTTACCCACTTAAAGAAAATAACAAAGTTGATGCAGAAGGAAAAGATTATATCATTGTTAAAACGGGAGGCATAGATTACAACTAATGAAAGCAAAGATTATAACATCAACTGAATGCCTTGTATCAATAGATGAAACTATTAAAAACGGATTTAAAAAAGGGTATAGAATGCCTTTTGTTTGTATTGATGATTTGTATTCTTTAAAACTTGGAACTACAACTTACATAGTAGGACATCCAGCAAGCGGTAAAACTGAATTTTTATTTGAGCGTGATATATGGCTTAGTAAAGAATACGGTTTGACACATTGCATATTTACTCCAGAAACTGGAAGAGCTGAAGAGATATTTATCGAGATAGGGCATAAATGGTGTGGTCAAACTTTAGAAGGAAAATATGCAGTAGATGAAAAAACCAAATACAGAACATTAAGTCAAATATCAAATTATTTTCATATTGTAGAAGTATCTGATGCAGTTACATTAGATGAAATTTTAACTTTGCTATCAAATTACGAAAAGGGCAAAGGTGTTACGATTAATACCTTAACCATTGACCCATTTAATGAGCTGCAATGGGATATGAACGGATTACCTCGTGATATGTGGCTTGAAAATACTTTGGGTAAAGTTAGAAGGATAGCACGTGAACAAAACAAGCATATAACCATTATAACCCATCCAATTGAAAGTGATAGAATGTATCATAAAGATGGATTTAGTATGTGTCCTACTCGTAATCAATATGCAGGCGGTCAAGCGTGGGGGCGAAAGGGTGAGAGTATGTTTGCTATTTGGCGACCGCCAAGCGAAGGCGATAAATTTAGAGATGAAGATGGCATACCATATCAAGAAAATGAAATGCACTTTGTAATGCAGAAAACTAAGCCAAAAGGAACGGGCAAATTAGGCAAAGGTGTATTATACTTTGATTGGAAAAGGTCTGCATATTATGAATTTATTGCAGGTAATAAATACTATGCAGGAGAATATTATAAATCAAATGAAGGTAAACAAATTAGTAATTTTGAATTAATAGAAGATGAACCATTTTAGCAACAAAACAAAGCCAGCAAGAAACGCAATAAACGAAATGAGGGTAATACTCCAACGTTTTAAAGGCGATAGCACAGAGCAATCCAAAAGAATTGATATATTAGAAGATTTGGTTAACTACACGATAGCAAAAGAAATTGAATTGAATGAAGTTGAAAACACTAATGCTAAGTTGTTAATGGTTATCGGTGAAATCCAAGCAAAATTAAAAGATATGAATGAAAGGTATTATATTAGCGAAAAGATACACGAAGCAAGTGTTGATGAGGTGGTAAATGAATTTTATAAAAAGTTTGAATGCCAACTTACAAAGTAATAGCCAAGCGATTAAAAACATTTGATTTCTATTCTGGTTTAACACTTGAAGAAGCTGAGTATCGAAAGTCTAAACTTGAAAAGGAAGGTTTTGTTTGTACCATTGAAATTCAGAAAGAATTAAAAAAAAGTAAATTTTAGTTTTGATATATAAAAAACTAAATTAACTTTGTACTCGATATGACACACAAACAAAAAAATTACTTTACTTTTAAATTTTTTAATGAACTTGAAAAAGGTGATGTTTTTAAATTTGAAAAAATATTAGACAATGATATACATTCTATATTTTTTACTGTTTACTTCAAAGATGATATAACTACAAAAATTAACTCAACATACGGCAAAAAAATATTGAGGTTTGAATACCCTAATAATAAACAATCAAATGTTATAGTATTCCCATATAGAAAAAGAAATTAAAAAAACGATATGACAACAAACATTAATACACAAATCGAAAAAAGCGACATTATTTGCTATGGTGAGCATCTTCTAGGAGTAGAAGCCGAAGTAACAAGCCTTGTAATTAATTGGGCTATTGAAATCTCCATTAAAAAATACGGAGTTGAATTAATACCAAGCGTTGAAACTATTTTAGTTTGCTTTGATAGCGAAGATGAAAGCGGTAGGTTTAGAAGTTCTGAAATTATTTTTAAATCAGTTAAAACAACCTTTCAAATGAACTTCCACGAGCGTATGGAAGATGATTTTACTTTTGAGATTAAGCAGGTAGAAATTGACTTTAATGAAAACACTTTAGAAATTGAACTATGAGCGATTTAAAAACAAGAATGCTAGGTAAACACTGCCTGCAAATGATATTAGCAGAAAAGCAAGCTAGAACGGATGTAAGCTATCAAAGAGCAGTACACCTTAGCACCTTAGAATTTGCAAAGTACTTCCACGACAAAGAAATACTAGAATTGATTGGAGGTGATTATCTGATCCACGGTATAGACAAAGTAAAAGAGAATTTCAACCAAGATTATTATTTGAAACTATGCAAGAAATAATTAATACTCCAATGTGCAAGATAATTTACGAGTGCATACAATGGCTTGCAATTATCTTTTTAGCTTATTGTGTAGATGCTAACCGTGAGAAAATAGAGAAATGAACCATTACAGACTAAGCAACGGTCAAAAGATGAGCAAATCAATGATTGAATCCAACATACGCAAAGCCAAGCAGCACGCACTGGAAATCCAGTTTAATGAGTACGGCTATAACTTCTGCGTGGATTGCTTAAAAAGTAGCGGGGTGTATTTAGATTGCAGTCACGAAATAAGCGTAAATGAGTGCCAGAAGAGGGGAATGGCTGAATTAGCCTTTGACCCTTCAAACATTAAAATAAGATGCCGAGAGCATCACGAAGAACACGACAGAAAAAGTAAATTGATATGAGCAAACAAAACCAAAAACAAAGAATTTTAGAGTACTGCCGTAATTGGGGTACATTAGACAGAATTAGAGCCTTAGACAGATGCGGGCTAATTGAGCTATCCTCACGAATTGTAGAACTTGAAAAAGAAGGTTACGTATTTAAAAAAGGATGGATTAAACGTGTCAATAGATTTGGCGAAACATACAAGCTAAGAACCTATACATTAATTGAAGATGGAAGTAGCACTTTATAAAACCGAAAATAAGATTTATTCAGACGTTAGACGTTTAGCAAATCGCAATACACCTTACAATGATGCAATAATCGAACTTAGGTATTATTACCCAGAAAGTCAGATACAAAAGGTATTAAATGAATTGAAGGACGAAGTATCAACTGAAAACAAAACCTTAAGCAAAATATCATTCAAACCTATTTCAGTTTATTCTGCTCCATTGATTAGCCAAAACGCAATCAATAAAGTTAGAAGCAAAAACCAAATCAATATAGAAAACATAGTTGATTATGTTTGTAATTATATGGAAGTCCCAAAAGATAAAGTACTTGGTAAGGCACGTCACCGCTTATTAGTTGAAGCGAGGCACTTATGTATGTACTTAGCAAGGGTTAAAACTGGTAAAGCATTATCAGAGATTGGCAGGCATTTTAACCGTGACCATTCAACGGTAATACACGCAATTACTAAAATAGATGGGTGGTTAAGTATTGATAAAAAGTTTCTTCAAGAGTATAACGCATTAATAAGTCAAATTGATAATAGGTTGTAACGTACTTGTATATGAATAGTGCGGAATTAATAACTAAAAAATATAAATAATGACAGACTTTGAACAAATAAAAATTGATATAATAAACCAATTAAATAATATGACTTATAAAGTAGGTGATATTGATGATATAGGAAATGAAATTGGAATAGCAATAGGTAAATACACTATGTTAAAAAACGCAGAAGAAATAGGAACAAGCAAGAACCTTTTTATTTGTGGCTTAGAACACGGAATTTCATTAATAGACGGTACACATTAGCATTATTTATATACCGTGTTGTAAAATCGTTTTAATGTTTTACAACGAAAGTATTTAAGCCGTTTTAATGGCTTCAATATAATGTTACAATAAAATTGTAATTTTGAAGGATTGAAATTGCAAGACGTATATCAAGACAAAGGACTTCTTAAATACGCAACTACAATGACTGGTAATGTAGAAGATGCAAAGGAGTTAATATCTAAATGTGTATGTGCTTGCATTGAAAACAAAGAAAAAATAAACGCAATCGAACAACGAGGTAAATTAAAAAACTACTTTGTTGTTATGATTAAATTCCAATACCTAAAAAGCAAACGTGATGGACGTATATTTGATGAACTACCTCAAGAAATACTTGATGAACAAAATGATTTTACTTTTGAAGAACGCAAAGAGCGTGTTCAATGGACTTTGGATAAAATGCACTTCTATTCACGTGGATTGCTTGAACTTTACAAACACGACACTTACAGAGGCATAGCAGCAAAAACAAAGATTAATTATATGAGTGTAGCCAACGGAATAAATGCAGCAAAAGACGAGTTCAAAAAGATATACAATCAAATGAAAATAGTAGTGCTATTGCCTACGATGTCAGCAGTTGAATATCACCGTTTATTTATCCCGATGAATAGTTTTGCTGAACAATATGGAAGTGATGTAAAAATCATAGGCACTAATACCGAAAACAATGTAAATGATAATTGGATAAACAACATACCTCAAGAAACTACTCACGTAATATTTAACCGCAATATATCTTCTAAAATGCAGCCAGAGTTAATAATCTCTACATTGCGAAAAAAAGGAATTAAGATAATATGTGACGTGGATGACTATTGGTTTTTGCCTAAACATCATTCACTTTACAATTACTATATTAAAACAAATATGTCAAAGTGCATCCAAGCTAACATTCAATTAGCTGATGTAGTATGGACAACGACAAAAAGACTTCAAAATGAGATTGCAAAAATTAACCCAAACGTTCACATAGTTAAAAACTGCTTAGATACAAATGAAATCCAATGGGATAAAACAGATGTCACGGACTCTTTTATGTGGGCTGGAGGTGTTACACATAAGCGAGATTTAAAGATATTGCAAGGGCAAGTTGATACTATTGATTTCACTATTTACGGATATTTGCCAAAACTTGATTATATGCCTAAGATGTTTCCTAATGCAACATTAAAGCCTTTTGAGCCGTTGCAAGAATAC